AAAGTTACAGGAGAATTTATTGACGGTTATCGTGTAGTCGTTTATCCTAAATTGAAACCTACAGCAGAACCACAGAAAGAATCAGAAACAGATTCAGTAGACGGTGTAGACCCTATTCAATGGACTTTGGCAGTTCAAGCAACCGAGTCAGATATTTATTTGAATGGCGATAAAAAAGTACCTGCTATTGAATATGAAATTTGGGGAGACCAAGCAAAAGACTTCGCTAAGAAAATGGAAGCTGGTTTATTCATCATGCAACCTGATACAGTGTTAACTTGACAAACCCTGAGGTGCCCGACGGGGCTAACCACGTAGCCTTTGCATATAGTGCAGACGGTAAAGATAGATTCACGACTGTTTATCCTAACTTGAATTTGTTAGAAGGAAGTAAAAAATACACTAAAGATAATCCTAAAATAGTATCTTCTAGCAATCGTGATAATGCGGTTTATATGGGTGATGTTTCTGTAAAAAACTTAAAAGCAGGAACATACACCATGAGTGGTAAAGCTGACGCACCTTGGACGGTTCATGAAACAAGTGATGCCAATAGAGAAGGTAAAGTTGGGCTATGGTTAATGTCAACAAAACCTGAAATGAATGTGAATATATCTTTAGGTGACACAGTTCCTAAAACAATCGAAATTCCAAAAGACGGAGATTATAACGTTAGGGTTAATACCTACTCAAATGGAAAGGATGTGGTAACTCATAGCTTTAGTGATTTTAAACTAGAACCGGGTTCAACTGCAACTCCATACATGCCTTCGTTTAGTGAAGCAACAGCCGAAGATTATCCAAGCTACATTGGAACATATACTGATAATAACTCCAACGAGCAAAGCACAGACCCAGCAAGATATAGCTGGAAAAAAATAGAATAAGTAAAGGAATATATATAAAATGGCGAAACAATTGAGTACAGCACGTAAATTTAAAATGATTACAGGGAAAGACCTTTTCCAACAACAAAAAGCAATGGATACAGAGCTTAAAAAGAAGACGGAGAAATTACTGACCTAATGGAGTTCGTTCAATATGGACTATACTTGGCTCTTTTTCAAGATAACATTGTAAAAGCTAAAAGTGACTTCTCTGACTTCCGTTCTAACTTTGAGTTCGATACTGCCGGTAAAGGACTTAAAGAACTGGTCGAACTGTGGCAGAAAGAAATTTAATGAGCTGAGAGGGCTGTGAATGATTTTAAAACATGCAATTAGATACTTAGAACTAACTGGTTCGGACTTTATTACAGATTTGAAAGACTTTGCAGACCTACAAAATTCTTTTGTCGCTGGATATATTCCTGATGACTTTACAGAGCAAATGGAGAGCTTTACAGACAAGTTATTGATACTTTGGGTAGATTGTAACGGAGGACTGCAAAACGCATTAGACGACAAAACAGAGCTCCCTACAACTAACGAGTTAATCAATATCTTCTGTAAAACTATTTTTTATTCAAGAAAAAGAGGAAACGGAAGACGATATGGTCTTCTTTTCTTCTAGTTCATTGATTAAGAAAAAGAAAGATACTGTAAAGGAAAATAAAACTTTAGAACTTTTAACTATTTTAGGCAATAATGAGATTGATATAACACAGTTCATGGAAATGGAATTAGAACTTGTTTATAAAATAATTGAACTTATTGCAGAGAAGAAGAAAGAGGAAAAAGAAAAGAGAAAAGGCGTAAAAGAAAGGGTATGTAATGGCAAGTAATGCAACGTTTGAGGTCGAGATATACGGTAATACCACAAAGTTCGAGAACTCACTTAAAGGCGTTAATACCGCAATGTCAGGGCTTAGAGGAGAAGCTAAAAACTTAAGAGACGCTCTAAAACTTGACCCAACAAATACCGGTAAAATGGCGCAATTGCAGAAGAACTTACAAGCGCAGTTGAGCTTATCACGTGACAAAGCAACAAAATTAAAAGAAGAACTTTCTACGGTTGACAAAGGTACGTCAGCAGGTCAAAAGAAATGGTTACAGCTTACTAGAGACCTAGGTACAGCAGAAACACAAGCTAATAGGCTAGAGAGCGAAATTAGGCAAGTCGAGGGTGCTATTAGTTCAGGCTCTTGGAACATTGAAGCTAAAATGGATACTAAGGGTGTAAATAGCGGAATTGACGGTATGAAGTCACGCTTTAGCAGTCTTAGAGAGATTGCGGTAGGTGTATTCAGGCAAATCGGTGCAAGTGCTGTTAGTGCTGTTGGCAATGGCTTGAAAGGTTGGGTATCTAGTGCAATGGATACACAAAAAGCCATGATTTCATTGCAAAATACAATGAAGTTCAAAGGCAATGGACAAGACTTTGACTATGTAAGCAAATCTATGCAGAATCTTGCTAAAGATACAAATGCAAATACCGAAGATACTTTAAAACTTTCAACAACGTTCATTGGTTTAGGCGATACTGCTAAGTCGGCTGTTAGTAAAACAGAAGCATTAGTAAAAGCTAACCAAGCGTTTGGCGGAACTGGAGAAAATCTTAAAGGTGTCGTTCAGGCTTATGGTCAGATGTCAGCAGCTGGCAAGGTTACTGCTGAAAATATTGGACAATTAACTGATAATAACACAGCTCTTGGTTCTTCTTTAAAAGACACTATTATGAAAATGAACCCCTCATTACAGCAATATAGTTCTTTTAATGAAGCTGTTTCAGAAGGCGCTGTTTCGATGGGTATGCTCGACAAGGCTATGGAAAAAATGGCTAAAGGTTCGGGCGGTGGAATCAAAACTATTGGGGACGCGTGGGATAGCTTCAATGAAACAATGTCAATTGCTTTAGTGCCTACTTTGAACGCTTTAACACCTATCATTAGTGGTTTAATAGACCAGATGTCTGACTGGGGCGAAAGTGCTGGTAAAGCTGTAACAAATGTAGTTAAGTATTTCCAAGACTTGTTTCAAAAAATGCAAGAAAGCGGAACTACCTTAGCGTTTTTAGAGGCTTGGGATAGCATAAAAAGTATATTTGGTTCTTTAGTTTCTATTATAGCGAATGTTATCGAGTCATTTCTTGGAGTAAATACAGAAACAACAAAAAACGCAACAAGTGTAGAAAACGTAGCGAAGAGTATAGCTATATTAGCTGGCAAATTGTCAGAAGTTACGAAAAAAATAGCTGATTTTTTGAAAAAAGTTAGTGAGAGTAAAGGAGCAATTGATACTTTAAAATCGTCTTTAGTAGCCTTAACAGCAGGTTTTGTAGCTTTTAAAATCGGTTCTGGAATAGTTACTGCTATTGGTATTTTCAAAAAGTTACAGACAGTAATTCAAGCAGGAACAGGTGTAATGGCAGCTTTCAATGCTGTTGTTGCCGTTAATCCTTATGTGTTGATTGCAGCGGCAATTGCGGCGGTTATTGCTGGTTTGGTTTACTTCTTCACTCAAACCGAAACAGGTAAAAAGGCTTGGGCTAGTTTCGTATACTTCTTAAAGAGTGCATGGGACGGAATAGTTTCATTCTTTAGTGGTATTGGTCAATGGTTTGCTGATATATGGAATGGAGCAGTTGACGGAGCAAAAGGTATTTGGCAAGGCTTAGTTGATTGGTTCAGCGGAATTGTGCAAGGTATTAAAAACATTTGGAACGGAATAACAACATTCTTCACTACCTTATGGACAACTGTTATTACCGGAATCCAAACAGCATGGGCTGGAGTTACAGGGTTCTTCACAGGACTGTGGAATGGAATAGTGAATATCGTTACAACTGTATTTACAACTATTGCTTCTTTAGTGACAGGTGCTTATAACTGGTTCGTTACAACTTTCCAACCTTTAATTAGTTTTTACAAATCTATATTTGGTTTAATTGGTTCGATAATCAACTTAGCTTTTCAACTTATCTTGGCTGTAATTCGTGGTGCTTATAAATTAGTTCTTAACGCATGGCAAGGCCTGTCAGCTTGGTTTGGTGGAATATTTAACGCTGTTAGTTCAGTAGTTTCAACAGTATTTAGTGCCATTGGTAGCTTTGCTGTTTCAGCTTGGAATGTAGTTAGGTCAGTATGGAGTGCTATTTCAGGTTTCTTCAGTGGTATATTTAATGTTGTAAAGGGAGTTGTATCTAGTGCTTTCAGCGCAATCGGAAGCTTTGCTTCTAGTGCTTGGGGAGTAGTTCGCTCAATATGGAGTGTAGTTTCAGGTTTCTTTAGTGGAATATTCAATTCGGTTCGTAGTGTAGTTAGTGGAGTGTTCAGCGCCTTTGGTGGATTTGCTTCAAGTGCTTGGGGAGCAATTTCAGGTGTATTTAGCGGAGTCGGTAGCTTCTTTAGTGGAGTATTTAACGGTGCAATGAGTGCTGTTAGTGGAGCGTTCAGTGCTTTCGGTGGGTTCGCTTCTAATGCTTACAATGCAATAACAGGAGTATTCAGCGGGCTTGGTAGTTTCTTTAGCGGACTATTCGGAGGAATCAGTAGCACGATAGACAGCGTTCTAGGAGGTGTAACAAGTACGATTAACAATATATCAGGAGCTATTAATGGTATCGCTGGTAAACTTGGCGGACTATTCAAAGGTTCAATGGTAGTAGGTTTAACAGATGTTAATTTATCTTCTAGCGGTTACGGCCTAAGCACTAACAGCGTATCAAGCGATAATAGAACATATAACACATTTAACGTACAAGGCGGTGCTGGTCAAGATGTTTCTAACTTAGCACGTGCAATCAGACGAGAATTTGAACTAGGGAGGGCTTAATGGTAAGGCAGTACAAAATACATACCAACTTAGACGGAACGGACGACAAAGTTTGGGACGTCACAAATGGAAAAGTTAGACTTTATCAGCCCTCTAATTTAGGGTTACAATCAACTAATAACATTTGGCAAAGTAATGGTATCGGAGTAATGGGAACTCGCTCGATCACTCAACCTCAAATAGAGTTTAAGTTAGAAACGTTTGGCGAAAGTTTAGAAGAAAACTATCAATTAATGAAAGACTTTGTAAATGATATTCTTAGTAAAAGATTCGTTACACTTGAATATCAAACAGAGATTTTTCAAGTTTATGCTGATTTAGCTTTAGCAGATGTTACAAAGACAGAGGGTTATGGCAAGAATGGGTCTTTTAGTGAAAAGATAACTTTTGATATAATCACAAAGTGGTATACTTACGAAAATTTAACTTTTGATAAAATTCAAAATGGTAAAGTTATTGCTGGTAAATCTAAAATTTATGGTGGATATAAAGGGAGCGAAACAGCTTTACAAAACTATAATAGGCTAAAATCAAGTCCCTCTTTGAACTTACCTAACTTGAACTTGTTGGACGGAACTAAAGACTTTAGTGGAGATTGGATAAATTCTTGGGCTTGGCAAAATGATGGAACATATAAAGGATTAACTGTTAAAAGTACTCAAGTTGCCTGGAACGGAATCTCCAAAAAATATATCGTCCCACAAGACGGTTCATATACATGGTCTAGTTTTGTTAAGAGTGAATCAGACACCTCTAACATTTTTAGAGTGTTGATCATAAATAACAAGGAAGTTCCTATTGTTGGGCTTGGTCATAAATTTGATTGGCTTCGTGATTCCGTAACAGTATCTCTAAAAAAAGGAGATGAAGTCATGTTTACCTATGGTAATTCAGAAAGTAACGGAGGTAAATTAAGTGTTGCTGGTTATAAACTTGAACCAGGTTCAACCGCCACTCCATACCTGCCTTCAGCTGGCGAACTCACAACTGCTGATATAAGTGAATATTTTGGATATAATTATATACCTAATCAAGCCTATACTTATTACGGAGAAACAAATATAGACCGTTTAAGTCGTTGGGATATAAAAGATGAAATATTTAGTTTTATGGGGATATTATATCCGCAACTTCCTAAAATACCTACTGGAGTTAGATTTTTAGACGATATTGGAAATGAATATACTGCAATTGTATTCAAGACGGAAGAATTACAAGACTACATTTTAATAAATACAGATGTAAATGACGAAACCTATCAAGGTTGGAAGGGGACAACTGCTCTAAATTTATTCCCTGTAATGGACTTTGAGCGGTATAGAACTCGTATAATTAAAAAAGGTCAAATGGAGTTAATTAATTTAAGTAAGGCAGAGTTTAAAATCAAGAGAAAGGCGGACTTTGTTTAATGTTAGAAGCTAATGTTTATGATAACTTTAATCCTAACTATTACAATATATCTGATTTTAATCTTCCTAATGGTAAAAAAGAAAAAAGAGGGCTACCAATACCAAAGGCAAGATGTCAAGTTATTAACTATGAATTGTGGGAGACCGGTTATCTTTACACTTCATCGGCTACATTGACCGTTTCGGTAGAAGTTGGGGATATTGTTCAAATTCTTTTTCCTGAAGTTGTTCCAATTGAGGAGACGCTAGGTAAAAAAAGAAACTTAAACTTAGATATGGTTTATCTTGTGACAAGCGTAGATGAAAGCAACAAAGTCACGTTAAAGAACTATTTTTGGGCAATGATTGAAAGCCTTGATGTTCCGAATGCAATAACTAAAACGACAAATTCCGCTATCATTGATTATCTAATTGACCCTAATAAAAATAATTTAATGAGTTATGGTTATTTCTTTAATTCAAGTATTTTTGCAGGAAAGGCTACGATTAACCGAAAAGCGGAAACTTCATCAGCTCGTGACGTAGCTAAGAGGATATTTTCCAAGGTTCAATTTCAACCCACTACAACTATTCAACACGCTTCATCTGAAACAGACCCTAGAAACTTGTTATTCATTAACTTCGCTTCTAGAAACTGGAACAGAAACAGAATCACGACAAGGATAGATTTCAAGCAAAATGTGTCAATGGACACGGAAACAATAGTAGAGCGTTCAGCTTATAATTTCGTTGTTGTGTTCGTTAAAAGTTCAAATGCAGATGACTACGTAGACCCTCCTAAAATGTATACAGCCAAAAATAACGGCGATGTCATTGATTATAGCACTTATCATGGAGACGGAACAGACTTGCCAGATGTAAGGACAGCTAAAACATTATTTTATGATAGAGATGAACACGGAAACCCTCCTGATATGTCTACTATTAAGGCTGAAATTTCTCCCTCTACGATAGTCACAAGATTATTCTTTAATCAAAATGAGCTTTTGCCTTTGTATGTCAACGACTTAGTAGATATATGGTACGAAGGTAAACTATATTCAGGGTATATAGCAGATAGAGTCAAAACAGAGTTCAATGATAGACTTATTTTTGTAGAAAGTGGAGATAAACCTAATGTTATATGAGTATGTAGCTACTTACGGAGACAAATATAGAATAGATAGCTTCACAGGGTACAGAGAGCTACGTAAAGACCACTTAGAAACTTTGTCAGGTAAAGTGTACTATAATAGCAAAAACACGATTAGAATCGAAACTACGCTCTTGTACGATGTCGGTCAATTTGTATCAATTGGCGGTTATCCTTATGGCGGTAGAAAATTTAGATTATTAGAGCTATCAATTACTGATAACCCAGTTTTAGATAAAGCAAAAATAATTTCAAGAAAGGTTAAAAATGACAATTAAAAACTTCACGTTCTTCAGTCCAAATGGTACAGAGTTTCCAGTCGGTTCAAACAATGACGCAAAGCTATACATGATGTTGACTGGCATGAACTATGGAACAATTAGACGAAAAGACTGGTCAAGTCCAGTAAATACAGCCCTTAACGTGCAATATACTGACACTTCAATTATTGCTGGAGGTAGATATTTTGAACTATCAAACGAAACGGTAGCTTTAAATCCTAATTCTGTCAACTATATTCATGCAAATATTGATTTAACACAAACAACACACCCTGTAAGTTTATCAGCAGAAACCGCAGACGACAGTAATAATGTTGATTTGAACAACAATTCAGGTGTACTAAAAGTAGTGATTGATATCAGAACAACTAACGCAATGGGAGTTATTAAATCAGAAATTCCGAAAATAGTAACCACATTGGATGAAATTCATGCTAATTTTGTTAAGATTAATGGTTTAGGTCTATATCCTAATTATTCTAAAAATCAATGGACTATCGAACAAGTACAAGAAAACTTATTTCGTATTACGTGTTTTGTTACAAGCACAGAAAACATAACAAACAATATAGGACAATTAAAAATGGGACCATACATCGGGAAGCCTACTTTACCTTCTGAATTTAATGAAATTAATTCTAGTGTTTCAATAGCAGATTCAAACAAGAGCGTTTGGATAATGCGCGACGGTCCTGGTATTCGTTTTATATCCCCTAATAATCAAACTGGTGTAAATGTTACAGCTAAATTTGAATTTATAGCAACTAAAAAATAGAAAAGGTACAAAAAATGGTAACTAGAATGATTTTAATAACTATCTTAATTTTGGCGATTTTATTCGCTACGTGGGTCAAAGATAGAGAAGCAATGGATCCGCCTTTTAAACGTAGACTTGTAATTGATTTGACGGTTATTTTATCCCTATGGGTTTTATATGCAGTCTTTTACTTTACGCAAACACCCTCAACTTCTGATATTGCTAAAACTGTGATTAACGTAGCTTTGTTGTACTTTGTAGGACAATTTATTTACTTAATCGCAAAAATTAGCCCTATGTTCGACGGTTTAGTTAAACTTATTAAAAAGAATGGTGTAAGTATTCCTGAAACTGGAGAAGAACAAATGGAGGACAAAAAAGAATGAATATAACTAATGCTGGTGTACGTGGGCATAACCCTACTGGGGTTGTAATTCACAATGACGCAGGTTCAAATGGGGCTAACACTAGTTTTTATAATGGCTGGTTACCTAATCACGATCCAGCAAATGGCTTTGCTCATGTATATATCGCTTCTGACGGACGATTACAGGCTTCTGACTTCTCAAATATGGCTTGGCATTGTGCCAACTCATACGGTAATGCAAATTATGCCAGTTGGGAAGTATGCCAATCAGAGGGCGATTTGAACCAGTTCTTGAGGAATGAACAAGCGGTACTAGATGACGTTGCTAAGTACATGAAACAATGGGGACTAACTCCTAATCATGATACTGTGAAGCTACATCAGGAGTTATCAAGCACAAGTTGCCCTAGACGTTCCGTAGAAGCTCATGGTGGCACGGTAGAGAGTTGTCGCTCATACTTTATCGCAGAACTTAATAAACGTCTTACAGGGCAATCTAATGGCAATGACTCAAACAAAGGAAAAGGAAAAAAGAAAATGATTTTATTTAATACTGTTGATACTAAACGTGCTTATGTTTCGGATGGTGTAACTATTCGCTGGATTAAAACAGCGCGCTTGCTCAAAACGTTCCAAAAGACGGCAGATATTACAGATGTAGTTTATCAAAAAGAACTAGATGATGAGTTTGGAAAAGCTAACACTTCAAAATAAAAAAAGACAGCTTTATAGCTGTTTTTCTTTTGTAAATAAAAATAATTACTCTCCTTTTTGTGGTTCAGTTGCTTACCTGATTAATAGCTTCAATAATATTATTGCCAGCATTTATTAGAATTTCATCACTTACAGTTACACTATTTCTTGAAAATAGCTCGTTCTCAATCTTCATAAAGTGCATTGCTTTAGCTAAAAATTGAGCAGATGATTCATAATATAATGTTTCTAGTTCATCATCTGAAAGCTGTGTTAAATCATCATTAGCAAAAGTTGTAAGTTTTCGCTTAATCTCTTTGCCGTCTTCTTCTTCTACGTAAAATCTCTTCATTTATTCATTCCTCTAATTTAAAATTTTTCAATAATATACCGTTTAGAACCAAGCTCAAAGCTGACTAGATAATTATTAAAAGGGTCATTCTTGTTCAAGTCATTAGCAATCTTTCTAGCTGTTTGCTGTGGATATTTTGAACTATTAATATGACTTGTGTATTCGTGTAATATCATCTCATTGCCTCCCTTTGCATTCTACGCTTCAAACGTTGCTTATATAGATACTCTTTACTTGGTTTTAAGCTATATAATAACTCATCTAATAAGTCCATGGCTTCTCCGCCTGTTCCTGAATTATTCATCTTTTTAAGTGTAAGCTCGTGCATTTCATCATCATCGAAAAACATAGTAAGATAAGGGAATGCTACGGTATTAGGCAAGCTCAAGCGTGATTTAGTTGTATGTAGTTTAGGATATTTACCTGTTTCACTTTTAATTTTTAACTCAAGTTGATTTATTCCAATACCTTGTTCTTTAAGTACGCTAGTAATTCTTTCATATACTTCTTCATTTGTCATTATGCTATAACCTCAATTATTTCTGTATGCTTTTTAACTTCATATCTTTGTTCTTCTGGAAGTAATTCATTCCATTTTAAAGCCTCTTTTTTATCATAAAACTTACGTGTTTTAATTTCTTTTTCCAATATCCAAGATACTGTGTAGTATGTAAATTCATCTTTCATTATCCAATTACTCCTGTTTTTATGTTTAGTCTTTGCTGACTTGATAAGTGATATAAATTACACCATTTGCAGTAATAAGCTCTAACTGGTACTTTTCCAGCTTTATTTTTCTTATGTTGGGCATTCACTATTGAATATAAAGCGCCCATTTTTGTGTATTTACGTTTTTTACACATAATCTAACCACTCCTTAATCGTAAATAATTCAAAGCCGTTTAGCTTACTTTGTTTTTCAATTTCTACTTGGTTTCTATCTAGGTCTATCAGCAGTTCAATTACAGGTCTACCGTTGTCAAGCCACCTGATGACTGTATTAGCTTTAAGTCCAAAATACTTAGCACATTGAGCCTTACAGCTAAAGTGTAGCTCTTCTTCCGTCGTAGGGTTATAAGCTACTACCTTTATAGCTTTTTGCGTTGCCATTGTTTAATCCCCTTTCTATAAAATAATAGTATCAAAAAAAGTTCACACTGTCAAGCATAAACTCTTTTAACTTTTATTTTTCTACTTTCTTTTTAAAATGTTGTAAATGTTTAGCTACTTCATGTTTATCAATTTCTTCTTGTGTCCATTTATAACGTTTTTGGTTAGGCACTTTAAGGAAAAATTCCAGTCCAATATCTTTTGCCAAATAGCCGTTTCTATCATGAGGCTCTGGAACACAGATATAAAATAACTCATCTTCTTCTACTTCCCATTTATCACGGTTCAACAATAACCATAAGTGAACTGCTTTAGTATACCCACTTAATCTAAATACTTCTAAAATATTTTTATACTTATCTATATCGCTAACTTCTACTTCTTCATACAATTTGTCGAAAATTTCTCTGCCAAAACGTTTACTATATATTGTGTCATCAGTATCTAACGTTTGATATTCTTCTAACCATTCGTTCAACTCTTTAGAGATAATAATTTTTTCTGTCATTTTATTCGCCTTTCCAGTTTTTGAAATCATCAGCCATATCTTGTGTAAAGCCCATAACATCTTCAGTAGTGTACTCTGTAAGCTCATTCTCGTTACTTAAGTTAGCAAGTTCTTTGGCATAGTCTAGAGCCTTGTTACGGTCTTTGTCGTAGCTTTCACCATCTTTCTTGCCAGCTCTCACTAGATACTTCAATACCTGCATTGTATACCAGCCCACAAGCTCTTCGTATTTAAAATTATGTTTCAAGTATTCGTTAAGTTCCACACCGTATTCATTGGCATAGTGCTTATTTTCTTTTAAGTTCATTAGATAATTCCTCCAATCCATGTAATAAGCAACGTTGCGATTATACCTATCCAAGTGATAGCGATAAGTGTAAAGCCGACACCTGCAACTATCATTAAAGTTTTTACTGTATCTTTCATTTTGTCCTCCTCTATTTATAATTACATTCTATCAAATTGCTTTTCCTTTGTCAAGAATTAACTGTTTTTAACCATAAATAATTTCTCACATTTATCATTTCTTGTTCCACCTTGAATAGTACTACGTGCTTTATCAAAAGAATATACAGCTTCAAAGCGTTCATCTGAAATTGAATAACTTGAAATTATCAAGATATTGGTTTTGGACATTTCAAACGCCCAGTCATAAAACTCTTGGCTATTGAACGAATTGATATAACTATCTTGGGAAGTTCCCTCATAAGGTGGATCAAGATATAATATAGCTCCAGAAACTTCACTAAAATCATGATAACTTTTATTCGTTGCTTTTATTTTATTTACTTTTGAAGTCGTTCAAGTTGTTGAAGGTGTTTAAGTTGTCCTAAAGTTTTATTCTTTTCTAGCTTAGCGTTAAACCAATTCCAGTCCAGTCCAGAAGTAACTTTCTTATATGTTTCTGTCTGTTTATAACCACTAAAAACGTCATGCTTTTCGATAATTTCTTTAGCTAGATTATATTTTAAATCTGATTTTTCTTTAGAATACAAGTATCCTATCTTATTATTTCCAAAAGAGTTTACTAGCAATTTCAAAAAGTCATCTGTCGTTTTGTTCTCTTTATCCTTAATCTCGAAGAACTCATCTCTTGAAATAATAAGTGTTTTAATCCACTCACGGTCTTGCGAAATAACCCATTCAAATGCGTTGGTTATATCCTTGTCTAAGTCATTATAATGCACCTCCAATCCATTTAAAATACATTCGGCTGTAATTGCTCCACCTCCTCCGAAAATGTCATAAATCGGCTTGTCTGTGCCAAAGTTCTGTTTGATGATTTCAATTATCTTCTTGCTTATCTTCTTCTTACTTCCTTGATACGGTAGTCCGATTGGTTTGCCTTTTCTAATTTTCTTCTCATCTAACTTAAGCATTAAGATTCCTTGTCTTTCTAATTTGATATAATTTATTCCATTTTTCTATAAGTTCCAGTAATTCAGGTTCATCATATTCGGTAAACAGTTCAACCTGTGATGTATACCAACAGTGCAAACAGCGATCGCAACTATAACAGATGTTCGTGTATCCTCTGCAATCTTTGCAAACTCCTAAGCCATTACTCGTTGGTACATCGAAGCAATAGCAATATCTTTCGTCGTTAAAGTATTTACTCATCTATTTTCTTCCTTTCGTTTTAATCAGGTCAACTAATACAAAAAAAAGCATATAGTCAAATTCCGACTAGTGCTATTATAATAACTTTACCAATTATTGATTCAACATTCATTGTATCGCTCCTTTATTCTATATACTATTATAAGCTATTTCTTTTTATTTATCAAGCGATGAATGCAATAAACCACTAATAAAATAATTGTTATTATAAATAATGGTGGAATAAATACAGTTACCGCAAACCAAACAATAGATACTAAAGTATAAATCATGATTTTTAGTATTAGTTTACCAGCATGAGTTTCTTCAAAAGTTATATTCTCATCTAATGATGAATCATCTTCTGTTGAATTACCGTAAAACAATTTATCTTCATTTACTTCGTATTGGTTTCTACAATAATCACATTTACCATTAGTGAAACTTGAAGCCCCACAGGTTACGCATTGCATTAAACTCACTTTATAACCTCTATTATATGCCCTTTTAGTTTATAACCTTTACTATAATTTTTCCAAGCTGTTGAATTGGCAACTCCAACGTATCTAGATAAATCGTTGAAGTTTCTAAATTCCTTTCCATTCCATAATACTTTTTTATCATGAAATCTTTTTGCATTTTCTGTTTGTGTTACATACTCTAAATTAGTCAAGTTGTTGTTTTCTTTATTTCCGTCTATATGATCAACAGTTAAATCAGACTTACCATGAAAAGCCTCCATTACTATTCTATGTACTCTTTCTTGTTTCCCATTAATTTTTGTTACTTTATAACCGTATTTATTGGTTGCTTGTTTTTTCTTTATTGTATATTTTTTGTTTTCTTTAAATACATCTCCTTTATCACTAACTAAATACTTTTCTTTATATCTTACTACTTCCATTATTTTTTTCCTCTTTCTTTAACTATATGTATTATTATAACAAAAAAACTCTAAGCTGTAAAGCAAAAAGTTTTTATCATTAATTATTGTTCTTTCAATTTATTCTTGAACCAGATGATTCGCTCTTTGAACCAAGCGTCGACTCCTTCATGACGTAGCCATTTCCCTTGCTTCACACCGTTTTTTTCCATGAACTCAATCACTTTAGTTGGAGTTTCTGGTTCGTCCCACATATTATATTTTGCTGAATGGTATTTACTAAACATTTCAAGTGTTTCGATGTAGCTATCTTTTAGAAGCTCCGTGTCAAGCAATTTTTGGGCTTTCTCAGCACGTTTAGCAAGTCGTTCGTTAGCTTGTTCCAGTTGCTCCTTTTGTCGCAGTAAACTCAAATTATGGTTGATATAAGCGATTTGCTGTGCATGTCGTCCAAGTTTGCCTTGCGTATTAAGCTCGATCAGTTTAGCTAAACCCTCGCCAAGAATTTCATCAGGCAAAAGGTTATACTTGTATTTTTTATTTGTATTTCGTACGTAGTTGTCAAGCGTTTGCTTGATTTTAAGTTTTTTGTGTAGTTCTCTTAATGTTGTCAATTTAATACTCCCTCATATATTTTACCAAACTTCAAAGCGTTAATTTTAACTAGCTGTTTCAAGTCTGATATGAATTGCTGTTCTCCGTCAAAGTCAAATGGCATTGATACATTTTCCTTGATCCAAGTGAAAGCTCCGTCAAAGTCTTGTCTTAGTAAGCTCATTTTATCCACGATGTCGATGATTTGCTCTCTCTCTTCTGCTGTGTACATATAACCAACTTTCTAGAAAGGAAGTTCTGATTCATCAACTTCAATCGGTTCAGATTTTCCAAATAAGTCCTGTTTAGCTTGTGATTGACTACTATTATCATTAGAGATAAACACTTTTTCAACTGTGGGGAAAACAAAGTTATAATTTACGTATTCGCCTGATTCCTTAGCTTGTACACGACCACTGATCGTTACTGTGTCGCCTAATTGAATGAAATCAGGTAAGAAAGCTGAACCGTATGCAACTTTTACGCTAGAACCCTTTTCTTTTTCAAATAATGGGACTGAAATAATTTTCTTATCGCCTTTTGCTGTATTTACTGTACGTGTATTTTTTTCGTTCGCTTGTGCTGTTACTGTAATGATTGCCATTTAATTATTCCCCTTTTTCTGCTTCTTGCTGTGCTAACCAAATCGTCATGATGTCGGTAATTTCTTTTTTAGTCTTATTTTTCAAGCTGTCAATATTTTGATATCCTAGCTGTTCAGCTCGTTTGATAAGTGGCTGGATCTCTCTAAGTCGTTGCTTTTCTGCTTCAAGTTCTTTCTGCTCTTCTGTCAAGTCGGGAAGGTCTTCTCCTGAATATATGTAAATACCTAAACCATGGCGAGCGATTGCCTTAACTAGTCCGCGCTGAATGGCTTTATTTACGTCCATTGAAGTCAGTTTTTCAAGTGGGATAGATTGGTTACGATAGTCCATACAAGGTAGATACTCAATATGTTCTAGGCCCTCAATAGTCATTCCAACTTTAACCCATGCTGTGCGACCGTCTGTGTGATAGTTTAACCCTTGTTCATTTTCATAAACTTTACTATTAGCTTCAGGATATACTTTTTTAACTTCTGCCCAAGCAAATGCCCAACTTAAATAATCAAGATTGTTCTTTTTACTCTTTTTGTCATTAACATTAATGACGCTTAAGGTTTCAAATACGCTCATTTTTTCCTCTTTCTACGATAAATACGTTCCCTTGTCTTGTAATTTCTATATTATACTTAAGCATTGGTAGTATCCATCGTTTACCCCAGTAGTTCCACAAGTCATTTATTAAGCCATATAAGCACTCGTTAGGTTCTGCCCTATACTTTGTTTCGTTCATTTCTTTGAGCTCCTTAGACAGCTTTCTGACGCCTCTAGCATAATGTTTACTTGCTTTTTCTTCTTCTTTTAAACTTTTGTAGTTGCTTTTCATATATGAAATTCCTAATATCTTCTTTCTGCTGTTTTTCCTCTTTATCAGACCAGCCAACCTTTTGACCTTTTCGCTTGCCACTTTGATAAACTCGTCTGTTATCTTCTGGAAAGCCATTTTTCTCGAAGTATATTCGAGCATATTCAAAGTAATTTAAGCTGTTGATGTACTGCTGACTATCTTTTTTATGATAATTGAGAGTAATTAATCGCCTTTCAGCTAGTGATTCAAAAGATGTTATCATTAGTTCTCCTTTATTTTTATATATACTATTATATCAAAATTATTTACTATTGTAAAGTATTAGATGATATTTTTTCATTTATTTCTACTTTTAATTGTAANGCTTAATCAATGCACGCTTAGAATAATCTTTTCGCAAGCTGTATGCAATTTTTTAGACTGTCTGACTAGAAATTCAGCACGTCCAAGCCATACTTTAAAAAGCTCGTCATTGTGCCATTCTGCTTTTATCATCTCTTCTAATGCACGATATAACCAACCGTAAACTTCTGCATGTAAATTAATAGCTTTGTTCTTGTAGTCGTTCATTGAGTTCATTTTTTGCTCTCTCTATTAATTCAAAGTCATCACTATATAAAACAGGTTTTGAATATTGTTCATTCATGTTAAAGCTTGAATAATAGTCATAGAAGTATTCATTTACTTTTTCATGGTAATAAACAACGTATTTTTTATCACTCATTTTCTGTTACTTTTCCTTGCTCTTTAGCTAAGTCTAAAAAAGCCTGTGCTGATTCTTTCGTCGTTTCGATTGGAGTTTCCTGTTTGACTTCTTCAATTAGTTCGCTATCAGGTTCTTTTTTATCTTGTTCAATCGATGTAAAAGCCGAACCAACATATCCCCAAAGAATTTCATTATTGAAAGCAAAGTTTCGAGCAAATACTTTCATGATAGAATATCTGTTTTTAGTCTTACTATTAATTTTAGGCGACATAGTAAAGGCAACCTCATACCATGCTGGAATAGTTGTAGCTCCTAATATATGGCTCGGAATGATACGAAAATCACGTTCTGTTAAAGATTGTTCGCCAGCTTGTTTTCTAGCATGTGCCACAATCATAAACGTAACATACTTATCGTGTTTCATATCTAAAGTGTTTCTAAGGTTTGTAATTCCTCTTAGGACTTCCGCCATTGGTTGGTTTGCGTTGATTATATCATTGTCATCTAACAAGTCTTTGAGAGGGTCTAAGATAACAAGTCCGATGTCTTTTTCTAGTATGAAGTTATATAGCTCTCTAAGGCCTACATTGTGCTTTTTTCCTTGGCTGTCATATTTCCATGTATCAAGTTTGAAAGCTCCACCATGTAAGAAATATAAGTTATCAGGACTATCTCTTCTTGAACCTTTCAAGCGTTGATGTTCTGTCAGTCTGCTATTCTCATTCTGAATAAATAACACGTTAGTTTTAGTTGTTTCTCGCCCAGCGAACGGCTCTCCAAGTGCCATGGCTTGTGCTAAATCTTGAGCTAGTGATGACTTCATACTCTTCTCACTACCTGTTATAAGACCAAGTGAACCTTTAGGCAAAATATCTTGTACATTCCAAAGCAAACCGCCTGAAAAGTCTTCTGATTCTTTAAGTTCTTTAGCTGTGCTTACTTTATCAAATAGGCTAGTCACTAGTTACCTCCGTTGGTTCTGATTCTACTAATTCCCAATAATCTTTTTTATTTTCATAAGTATCTCCATAAATATCATCATGGTAAAGCATTGAAGAATCACTTGGAGCTAATAACCAACATTCTCCACCGCCATAAACATAAATTCTTTTCTTTATTCATTTCTTTATTCTCCCTTAAAAATTTAAAGCTGTATCAAGATTGATCAAACCACATTCAACAGCATTAAGTAAGAACTCGTTAAAGTCAACTTCTGACAATGTTTCTTGCTTAAATAATAGCTGTTCTTCTGTCATTCGCTTTCCTCTCTTAACTTGATATACTTATTATAGCATATCCACTTTTTGGAGTAGTGTTATCCTCTGTTATGTAAGATATGATTGACTTTGTAGGCATTTTATGTTATACTCTTTATAGGAGGTAATTATGGCTAGAGATAAATATTTAATGTACTTACGACAGCAGGAATACAAGAAACGTATTAAAATTAAAGTAGCTAATACAAGAGCTAGAATGAACAGAGAATACATGAATCAGCCAGAAGTAGATAAGGAAACATTAGAACTATGGAACAATCAGCCAGCAATACATTTTGATTTAGGAGAAAATAAATAAATTATATTAAAAAAAGAAATTAGCCCCTTAGGGCTTTTGTTTCACGCTTGACCGAAATTTGACTAGAAGTGACAGAAAGTAAGTGCATTGTGTGTCCTGTTTGTAAAGTATGATATCAGTAAGCGCAATGTCTTTCTTGTTTGTAAGATTTCTAAAGGAATTCCGGAGTGTTTGATAATCTTTTTATCTTGTACTGGAATTGTGAAAGGTTTAACTAAATATTTTGCTAAAACAAGAACAAAGACCATTGTATAGCGATTTGCTATT